TCTTGCTGCCCAAGTGTGAGCCATTGCAGTAATTCATCATTGCTCCACCTGGCCCCTGTTGGATCTTGAAGAAGGCTTTTAGCATCAATCAGAATATCATTTGCTGCCGTTGACACCTATTCATTCCCCTTTATCAGCGACACTTAACACCTTCACGCCACCAGGGACATATTCAGCCATGACTTCTTCAAACTCTTTTGAGTTTTTATATGAAGTCATATTAAATGGATAAATTCGACCGGAAGGCTTATGCCGCATCATCTTTACCGGATCTGATTTACTTTCGACCGGCGGCTTATCAGTCGATTCTTTATTTTGCTTGGACATTTTATTCTCCAATAAAAAGGGTAACGGTTTTCCGTTACCCTTTGTGGTTTCCGTAAGATTACCTACGGATATACAAGTGAACCAATGACTCAGGCTTGATTACACTGTAACCATATACGTTCAAACCGCGAACGATATTGCCAAAGGTGGACTCTGCTCGCAGAGTTTCCATTTTCGTCATTTGAGAGGCAAAAGTCATTGCAGACTTGTGACCCGCCAAACAATGAAATGAGTCAAAGGTTGCATCAACGGCGTGTGATATTTGGTTTGACATATAGATCGTAAAACGATCAATCATACCAAGGCGACCATTACGCAGCGGAGACACACTATCACCAGACAATGACGCATCTTTCAAATCAGATTTCTTGATTAATGCACATGCCCAGGCCGGAAGCACCAAATAGCGATCAGTGTCCGGCGTATTCTGTTCGTCAAGAACAGTACCGGCGTCAATAATCGCATCCAGAACATTGGCCGCAGTTACCTGACGAGCCGCACCGGTAGCGCCAAGATTGATACTCCCAGAAATTAAACCAGCAGTCGCACCAGCATTGCTCGCATGAGCGCCAGTGTAGATTGTTGATAGCATTCCAGAATCAATATTAACCTTCATTTGTTGACCAGCATCATCTGACCACTTATCCATAAGTGCAATATCAGACTGATGTTTGTCGACATCATCAAGAATAAAAGAGAAATATTTACCCTTGTCGATATTTAGTTCAACATTTGGAGATATAGGCTGTTGATTGACCAATGTTTGACCAATCTCATAGTCACTGATAGTGATATTTGGAGTCGTTCGGATGATAACCTTATCACCCTGTGCCGAAATTTCACCTTCATAGTCGGTGTTGGCAATAGACCCAAACACGGTTGCTGCATAAAACTTCTTAACGAGCTTACCCGACCAAATCTGAGGTACAAACTTACTTGCACTATCAGACGAAACATTCGCGTAGCCGCCGTTTCTAATTAAACCTGCCATTTTTCATACTCTCCACGTTGAGACTGCGGAGTAGTTAGGCGTTAAATAATGTTTCCTTTACTTGCCGCAGTCATAATTTCATTTTCAATGCGACGAGCTTCATCTTCCGGTATACGACCCAGTTTATAGTCCTTATAAAAGTTCTCAATTTCTGCCGCTGTAAAAGTAATATCCCCCCCTTTCGGGATCTCATTACCTTGACGCATTGCAGGTTGCTGTTTGTTTGCCGGAATTGAACTCGTCTTAACCTGTTTGTTTTTCTCTTTCCAGGTATTGAAGAAATACGCTACGCGTTGAGCATCAAACGAATTTTGCGCTTGCGAAAGAAGTGTATAGCGAGATTGCCCTACGAATGGTTCAATTTCATCCAGCCATGACAGGAAGTCATTATTTATATTCAATGTTTCCCAATCAGGAACAAGGCCCGTCAGATCGCTGAAAAACCGATCTACTTTCGTCGCTTCATTTGCTTTCTGTATGGAATCAAAACCGGACGCAAGAGGTTTTGTAGCTTCACCTGCTTGCTGTGCTGCGATACGTTTCACCATATTCACAAGATCCTCGCCGTATTCTTCGATGAATGCTTTATCCAAATCATCGGGCTTTACTTCTGGATCTGTTTTAGGTGGTGCAGACTCTAACTTTCCCATCTTGTCAGCTAAAAACTGATTTTGAAGGTTTAAGTTTCGGATCTGCTCAGCGAGTCGCGGCACTTCCGCGTCATATTTCCCTTTAAGTGCCCGATACTTCTGTTCCCAATCATCTAAAGCCGGTTTAACTTCTGGAGTTTCCAGTGGGTTAGTTTGATCCGGTATTTTAGTATCATCAGTAAGTGTTGTATCGGTTTTCTCAGGAGCCGGTTCACCGGTATTCCTAAGTTCGTTTAACAGCCTTTCTGCTTCCTCAGCCTGTCGAGCTACCGCTGTCGGTAATGTCATAAGTTCTCCCGCGAGCCGTTGCCGGTGTTCGCTTCGTTAAGCCGCATTATGCGGGTAGTACAAAATCACACTGAGCCGTTAACGGTATTCAGCGTGAAACCAAATTAGTGATAATAAATTCTAATGCTTGGGCGGTACCCTGCCCCCATCGGACTAAAACATCGTCTTTTTGTATCCTGTTAACTTTTTCAACGTCGACTTTATTATCAACTAGCCAGTCGACTACCATCTTGAAATCAGGATTGTTTCGAAGTGACTTTATTGCCACTTCCGTTCTTTGGTCTGGTTGTATCATCCAAATAACCTTGTATCTTCACCTTGAGCCGGATCGCCAGCACCATTTGTTTCTTTTGCTTTTGGTTGTTGCTCTATCGCGGCTTGTTGATTTTGTTGAAACCTAATCGCCTCTGGATCAGGGACAATCTCATCAACCTTCATATCCAAACCTTTGGCGACCTCACGCAACACAGAAGCCCGACCAAGCGGCCCCATAATTCCGTAATCAATAGGATTAGCTGTTGCCTGGAGAAATTCAGAACGGCGAATTTGTGTTTGTTCTTTGGCAATAAGCGCATTCGATCCCCGCGCTATCACCTTTAAATCGCCCTTAATTGAAGGATCTTTGTCGTACAACATATTGTGATAATAAGTGCGCGTCACCGTCGGCTCGATGCTCCCATTATCAATATTTGAAATCGCCTGGCGTATGCCTTTTGCGGCACTACTCATTAACATAGATAAGCCAGACGCAGTACGCCCTGCCCCACCCGCATTGCCATTACCATACGTGTACGCTGGGATACCTGTAACATCATCAGCCATACGAGCGAACCGGTCATACACACCAAGCAGTTCAGTCGCATTGGATTCAGGCTGAAAGAAACGAATCGCACCATGACCACCACCAAGCGGATCGGATTGTGTTTGCCAGATCTTCCAAGGAAAAATTGACGTGATCTGTTCGCCTGGTGAAAGCCGGTCTGAATGAATTTCTACTTGTGGGCCTGATGAAATACCCATATTATTTGCCAGTGCGCGAGCAGCACCATTACACATACCTTGAACATCACGCATAAGCTCAGGGATAGCTCTACCCCAGAATGACCCAGGCAGTCGCTCAAAGGATGATTTAGAATAGGGCTTTTGCTGTAGCGGGTTATCATTGAGAACAGCGCGAATCACCACGTTGCCAATCAGCCAAATCTCAGCACTGTATGTGTGATACTTGTTTTCAACCGGCATACCCCATTCTTCAAGCAGAATGCCAGGTATATCCCCCCAATAACACAGCGCATCAATCGTTCCGTCTTGTGTCAGGAAATCATGGTGCCGATTCTCCAGTATTGCTCGCTCTGAATCACTCCACAACCAATCGCGCAAACCGCCACGACCGTATGCTTCGATAACCATTGCAATAGCTTCATCATCGTACCCTTCAACACCCAGCATCGCCTGCAAATCAGAAGTAGTTAAACGTAGTCGCTCAAACAGGTATCCATCAGAAATAGATGTTGCGTATGGCGCAGGGTACATATCGAAAGGCGAAACCCGATTGTATTCCTCTATCAGCTCCTCACCCTCAACAGGCACATACGAACCTTGCGAAAAACCCCATTTGAGCGTTTTTCGCCGACGAATAATTGGCCCTTTAATAAAGCAGGCTGGAAATGTTGTAAAATCTACAATCGCTTCCTCAAGCGCCTCATAAAAGCCACCCTCAGCAAACATATCGTCAATTCGTCGCTCCATACCGATGCTGGCGTCTGCACCCTTTTCGCGTAGTCGCGCCATTACCATTTCTTTTAATTCTGAGGCTCTATCAACCATTGTTTCAGGATCAAACGGCATGATCTGCATTGCTTCCTCGATCACGCGCTTATTCACAATCTGCTCAAGATTCGGGGGCAAAGAAGAAATTGGCGTAGAAGATAAGCCCCAGGGTTTATCATCTTTTGAAAGCAGGATCTCAGTTATCCATGCTTCGGCTGACCGGCACTTAACATCGGTCAACAGCATATAAATTTCAGATCCACCTTGCGCCTTGATCGCCGCCAGCTTATCGGGATCATATTCGCCGCGTCGCTGTCGCAAACATTTCAGCATATTTTCCGCAATTGGTTGTTTCGCGGTTTTCGCAGATTCCCAATGACTTCGTAGATGAGCCACAATTGAAGAAATAACCGGTGCGTTCTGCCTATCCTGAGCTTCTTTTTGTTGCTGTTCTTCTGACAGCATTTGTTCGTTACTTTTCACGTTTAAAAAAGACATTAAGTCCAACCCCCTGCGGATACTTGCTGTACCGGCCTAACAACATTTACGCGCTTAACACCCTGCTCAACATGCAAAGCTGCATACTGGAGCGCATCGTGAACATGAGAAAAATGATTTTTTGCCGGTTTATCCTTATGCCGCTCAGTGCCGGAAACTTTTACCCGCTCGAATTTGTATCCACCATTAAAGCCTTTACGGAGCGTTCTGCAACGAGGCGATAATAGAAACCCAGGCTCACCATCAATCATCCTATTCAAGAATCCGGCAACCGCCTCACGCCTGGCTATCATTTCATTAGTACGTGCAGCCTCAGTCGTGAGTCCAGCATTCTTTAATTCCTGCATACAGGTCGTTGTATCGGTTTGGGTACGCTGGGAACCGGCTGGATCGCCGATACTTTCAATAGGCATTCCCGCGTAGTGATTAGCGAGATGAGGCTTAACAATGTCTCGCGCAAATTGCCGGATACCCATATCGGTTGATACAAGTTCATCCAACACTCTGAATTGCCCTCTTGGGCTTACCTGGCAAATCGCAACCGCTGGCGTTAAACCAAAATCCCAACCCAATAGCAGAGGAAGTCCACGAAAAGGCTCAATCTCAGTTTCGGAAACATGCACTTGATCTTTCCACTCAGGGTAGACCGGCTTACCATCATGCACAGTCCCGTACTGACCCATAACGAAAATATCAATCCACTCTTGCGTCTTGCCGCCTACCTGATTTAAGTAGTATTGAAAACCAAGGGAGTGATTACAGATATTCTCTGCGGCAGGATATTCACCCTGCCCCATGTTTGGAACGTAGTCGTAATAATCGCCGCGCTTCACTCGTAACAAGGCGGGAGGCTGTCGCCAAAATTTCCAACCGTGAGGCTTTTCTTCCTCAGCCATTCGATACCACCAATGGTCATCATCTGGCGGGTTTGTATCCATGATAACGCCCGTCCAGGTAGGCCCACCCCACTTCTTTGGTGGATACCGGCCTACACGACCCGTCGCCATATCCATGATCGCCTTATCAATCTCTGACGCTTCATTAATCAGGACACCGGTTAATTCCAGCGACTTCAATTTCTTCACGTCATCCGGCAAATCAAGCGCGAGAAATACCACCTCAAGCTCAACAGTCGTACCATCTTCAATCTGAAACCGGCACATTGCCGTGATAGGCGAATCCCACTTAATAGGGGCAATTTCTTCCGGCATCCAATCACGAAAGGTTTTAATGGTTGTCGTTTTTAATTCTGGATAGGTGTTCCGTACAACGGCCCAGCGTGAGCGCCTGACACTGTTCCACGGCTCCTGGCGTTGCGCCCTGGCAATCATTTCAATGATGCACATAACAGACTTACCGGAGCCTATCGGCCCCATAATGCCCCTTACGAAATCATCAGACGCATGAAATTCAACAGCAGTCGGCTCAGCCTGATATGCAATCAGGTTTAGATCTTTATTTTCATCAGCCATAAAAAAAGCCCCGTTAGGGGCTTAGTGGGTTTGCTCTGTTGAGTCGATAGACTCTTTCAGTCGCCGTTCCGAGAGTAGATAACCCTCAAGCGGCCAGATCTTCGCGTAAGCATTGCGATATGCCCACTCACGGCCAATCTGTACATTAAAATTCCCAGGATCAACACAAGCTGACTCGCCACGTACAGAGAAACCATTTACCATTTCAATAACACACACAGTCATCGTCGTGTCTGGAATAACAAAATAGGTTACATGCTTAATTCGGGCAGCTATCGACTCGTCAGTGACTTTCTCATAAGGCTGGCGAGCAACTGCTTCTTTCAATTCCTCGTCCGTCATATTGATAAATTTATTCACTTGTCACCATTTCCATAGTATTTCGTTTCAATATCTCAACATAAAAATAAATATCCTTTAAATCCATATTCAAGTTGATAAAATCAGGAATAAAGCCATCATCATCTTCTTGTACAATCATGGTCATAATTTTATTCGCGCCTATCTCCATAGCTTTCTGCCGGACTTCATCAAGATAGTCGTCAATTGCGGTTTCTTCGTCGGTTTTTTTCCTACCCTTATTCAGTGTGACGACCGAAAGCCCTGGCGATTTAGAATTTGGCAAGTTCAATTACCTTTCGTTTCAACTCAGATGGAGCAGCCTTCTTTAGACCAGCTTTTTCACGGACAGCCCGATTGTGATTATCAACATGAAGCTTCAAATCAATAGCAACAACCAAATCAAAATCAGACAACGTAGTTAAAAATGGTTCTTCACTGGCGTAAACAGTCGAATCACAACACGGAATATCAGGGTGCGGATCAACTACCATTACCAAAACAAGTCGTTTCATGTTTTCCCTTTCTGTAGCGCCATTGGCGATGCTAGATCTAGGTTTCGCTATCCCTATCCCATACTGTAGGGAATCCAATAAATCATCCCTCAAAGATGGCGCAAAGATGGGGATCTGTGGAGATTTTGGTGGTTTGTGCATACAAAAGACCTTCACGGACAGTATTGGAACGGTTTGGAAACCGTTTGAAAATGGTTTAGAAAGGGTAAATTGCGATACCGTTTTAGTTTTTGGGGAACACAGACAGTAATTAAACCGCAACCTCCCCTCTCTAAACCTATAACCACAACATCATGCGTAAGGAACATGAGTTGCAGCATTTATGTTAGCACTAGCAGTTCTATCTCACAAGTATTTAGAACAGATAGTTCCATGTGGAACCAAAATATTTTCTTCTTTTAATATTTTCCTGACAAAATCAAAATCAAGATCAACCGCATGGCACACCCACTCACATTCGCTGGTAGTAAACCAGCGATGAGCGAGAGTCGGTACATTTGTTCGAGGAAAATACTCACCAATATCCTTAATTCCCTGCCCCAAGACAGAAAACCAAAGCTGATGATAATGGGTTTCAAGTAAAGCGGAACATTGAAGCCGCAGAATAGCTCGCCTCTTCCCTTCCTTGCCAAACTTCATACCATTGAAATTAAATTGAATCACCTTCATCCAATTCAATTGTCTTTTCGCAATGGTTTCGATCCAACTTATGAAGCAACATACACATCCATATACAAGGACGACAGGTACCTAAACGCCGGTTTTTACCAAAAACTGAGGATAGTGTTTCGTCATTCGCACCAAACCTGGCCCCACCCTTCCGAACAAACACATTCAGAATGGGAGCAAGTAATACATTCACCCCCTGGTCTATCCAGATCAATACTCGAACTATGTAAATCCAGGTTGAAAGTAGAAAGGACTTTATTTTCCACGCGAACCTGCCGATGGATAATTGGAATAACTGCCACTGGTTCATAAATATCAAACTTCCCCTGTAACTCTACTCGTCTACGATAGTCTTGCTGGCTTAAACGTCTTGAATACCACATGCCATTACCCCCCCTCACCCATACTCGGCGAGGGAGTTTAAATAGGCGATCCTTCATATCAACTTGACACGCCTAAGCAAATTTTTCATAAGAAACTGAAAAGGGAAAAACCGGTTATCTAAACGCCGCATACAAAGGGCTAAATATCTGGAGGCAACCACAAACTGAGCTTGGGTTTGGCAACTTTCCACCACTCTGGTTGCCTTATGCACTAACCGGATCTGGTCACTAAGTCGATTCATGGCATAAACCTGTTCAATATCATGTACAAACCTGCAACCAATACCGTCGAAAGGATAATCAACACCAAACCTACAGCCCCCAGCACTTCTAAAACGTCCGGTAATTCCAGGTCATCATCAAACTTCGGCCACATTCTCAACTCCTTCTGCATCCAGCAATTTAATATTAGCCGCGTTTCGCCAATCGGCGCGGCCTCTCCGATTCTAGGGAAATAATTGAACCCATGACTTAACCGTTATTACCTTACCTAATCGGAAAACGGTGCAACAAAAGGATACACCCCTACTTAGGCAGGACACCCGACAGCTCACGGAGCACTGCACTAAAAACCTAAATACTCAGCATGGGATAACTTACCGTCACCCATCCTTTCAATTTGATCTGCAAACATTCTAAGCTTGCCTGCAACTACTTCCGGCGTATCCGACATGGTTGAAAACGTGACTACAACAGCCTTACCGCCTTTCTCATACAATAGATCGTGAGAGAAAAACCCACTCGAACAGCTAAACTTGAATTGCCTACAGATCATTTACGAGTTAATTTGCTGGCTCAGCCAATGGTGAAGCAACCTCATCTTCGGCACCACCCATCGCATTTTTTACAATATTATGTAGCACTTCCCTGGCTTTAAGTTTGCCCTCAATCTCATCCTGACCTTTGAGCAGGTGATTAATCATATCCCCAATACGGTTACAAGCATCATCAACACTACAGCCTAAATCAAAATTGCATCCAGCTTTAAAGCCGAATCTTGCACTTTCATCCTCACCTTCAAAACTCAGCATCAAAGTTTCAGATGTCAAGCCGTGTACTAAGCCAACTCCAACGAGATTTAATTCGTATTCGGATGACTGTGTTGCCTCAGTATCCTGGGTATTCTGGGTATCCTGCGCGTCTTTCATAATCGTTCCCTCAGTTCTAAATAGTTAATTGAGAGGCGACTATAGCACTATTGGTTCATTTTCAAAAGAAAAAATCCATTGGTACCTTAAAATTTTTTCAGGAGAAAGTGACCCCCCCCCTCCTTTTTTTTGAGACTTTTAAAAATGTTTCCTGGGAGCGTGTGTCTGATATATATAGTACTACCGCCCCCCCTTCCTTTTCTGAAGTCCGTCGGTAGGGGGGGGTTGGCAGCAGCATCGAGACAGAGCACGCACAACACACCGTCAATCGACACCACCTCAACCGCAACCAAGCCAAACCCAAGCCCTCAAATCAAACCTTATACCTTTTCAAATAAAAGGTATATAAAGGACTGTCGGGTAAAGTACCCGAAGGAATTGACTCATAAGCTACTGATTTAGCGATGTTTTAATGAATTATTGAACGATTGTGGCGTATATTGTGGCGTTTACCCTACCTTTTCGCCTTCAACCGTCTTCATTGACCCGTCAATAGCTTCACCGGTCTTGATCCCCAAGTTCAGGCTAAACATAACCTTAGTTGAAGTCTTTTCACCTTTATCGAGTCCCCAAGCTTGTCGCTCAAGCATAATTAGACGTTGAGCAGACCTCGCAACCTTATCAATTGCGTCTGAAAACGACTCTTTCTCACCCAACCAGCCCTCAGATCTTGAATCTTCAATCGTTTGACCGCTTGAAAGAGCCTGATGCAGCTTGTAACCGATGTTATCCGTTACCTCACTCAATGTTCTAAGCGATTGTTTGTGCTGCCTAACGGCTTCTACGGCTGTCTGAGCCGCTAATGTAACTGCATATTGATTAAGGAATTGTCTTTTCGCGTGTTGTACTGCTTCGGCCTGTGCTTGTGAGATAGAGTCCATCTTCTCCTCAACAGCTATCAAATCACCTTTAGCGTCAAGTATCTTATTGATTTGTCTTTGTTTTTCATCATCATCCGCAGTTGCGGTTTGTTGCGGTTTGTTATCCGCAATAACATTCTCTAAACCAAGGGCTTTCGCAATTGCTGCGGTTGTCTCTAAAACCTGGTCTTGTGTCCAGTCCTCACGCTTGATCTTGTTCTGTATAGATGAGTGATGGATTTGATACTTCTTGCCCAGGAAATTGACTGAGTACAGACCTGTATTGTAATCCGCACGAATCAGATCCCACGGGATTTCCTTCTTTTTCTTCTTTCCCATCACTCTCCATCCTCACCTTATTTACTAATTGCACTCCTAGTGCTAAATAAGGCTTGACAGATAGCACTAAAGGTTCTAACTTTGAATCCGACACACATGATGTAGTAATTAACTGACAAGGACTCGACATGACTACTAAAGACAAGCAACTAATCGACATAGCCCTCATACACGCTAAGAACGGCAACCCTAACGCTATTCTTTCCCACTTTCGGCGCGTGAACGGTACCCGCAAAGAAGCTGAACATCGTGCTTACTGCGCTCAACAGGGAGTGATACTCCGATGATGGTCAACATCAATACATACAGACTGC